CAAGGACAACGTGTCTACGTGACAGAGGTCGTGGCTGAGAATTTCCAAATGTTGGAAAGTCGTAATCAACAAAGTTCGAATGATACATTTGGGAATGACAACCCGATGGATATTCAAGACGACGATTTACCATTCTAAGGAGTTACTAAATGGGAATGAAAGAACATGCCTTGGCTTATCAAAAAAAAGGATTTTCGGTTATTCCTATTAGTCCTTCAAATAAGCAACCGATGATCAAATTTGCTGATAAACCAGCTATGACTGCGCAAGAAATTGAGGATTTTTGGAGTCAGTATCCGGATAGCAACATTGCTGTCCGGACTGACAAATTCTTCGTAATCGATATTGACTTACACGGTAAGCATAACGGATACGAGAGCTTGGCAAATTGGGAGCATCTGAATTTGATAACTCCAACGCTGCAGGCAAGAACTGCAAGTGGTGGAAAACATATCTTTTACTTTAAGCATCCAGACGTGACCATGACTCAAATGATAGGCTTTCTACCTGGTGTGGATATCAAAGCACATCCAAATAATTATGTACTGGTTGCTCCGTCTAAAACTTCCAAAGGTGTCTATGCTTGGGACAAGAAAAAGTCCAAAGAGGGTGGCACTATGGTCACGGCTAGTCGATCTCTTGTAATGGCCATCAAGAAGGAATACAACAAAAAGAACTCTGGTAGTGACCTGGATAATATCTACTATCAAATCAGCAAAGGTGCTGGCAAACGAAACAGAACAACCGAATTATTTGAAATGGTTGTTCTAGGCTTCGGAGATGAAGGCAGCAGAAATGATACACTTGCAAAATTTGTAGGCGGACTCTTGAGCAGGTCAGTGGAGCCGAACTGTATACTGCAACTAGCAGAAACAGCCAATAACAATTCAGTAGAACCTCTTAGTCACAAAGAATTAAGTAGGACTGTCGAATCGATGATCAAGAAACACATGAGGGGGGGTGGCCATAATAGGTGATGTTACGAATATTTCAATCAAGCAATTTTCGCGCAGAAAGAAAAAAATCTTAGATGAAGAAGGTGAACAGATTGAAATTGAATCTATTGTGGCTGACAGTCCTAGAAATGTTCTTCTTGCAATGAAGAGCGATAACAAGCTCAACGACTTTCTCAGACACAATGAATTTACTGGTGAACACGAAATCGTAGAGGATGTAAAACTGGATGCTATCCAGTTAAGGAAGGGGCAGCTACCTTCAGCCTTTGAATCCTACCTAAGCGTATATTTGGAGAATCACTTCAAGACAGTTTTCAAGGCTGGAGCATTAAGGGATGGTATTGAAGCATTTTTTGCAGAAAAAACCTACAATCCGGTTAAAGAATATATGGAAAATGCTTATGAGTCATGGGATCATAAAGAACGACTTGCCCAGGTATTTCAAACTTGGTTAGGTGCCGAGGACAGTATTTTCGTTCAAAAAATAGCCGTCATGTTCTTTGTTGGGGCCGTCTCCAAGGTTTTTAATCCATGGGTTAAATTTGACTACACGCTCGATTTGGTCGGTGGCCAAGGTGCTGGTAAGACCACTTTCTTGCAAAAGATAGCTGTTGATTGGTACACGGATTCGGCTAAAGATTTTATGGACAAGGACAACTATGAGATTATGCTGAAATCACTGATTGTCAACGACGATGAGATGGTTGCTTCCAGGAAGACCACTTTTGATGAGTTAAAAGCTTTCGTGACTAAAACAGAACTTTCTTTCCGTAGATCCTACGGTCGAAGGGCCGAAAAATTCCCTAAAAACTTTGTGATCGCAAGGACCAGCAATAAAATTGAGTACCTGGGAGACAAGACTGGCGAGCGGCGCTTTCTGCCTGTGCTGGTGGATGCAGGCCAGCAGTTTGTCAAGCCATTTGATATGACCGATCATGATGTGCTCCAGCTTTGGGGTGAAGCAGTCGCTATTTACAAAAAAGGATTTATCCTTACCTTTGATGATGAGTTCGAAAATGAGCTTGCGGTCTATAAGGAGCGCTTCACTTATAAAGATGAAGCCGAATCGCAAGTATACGACTATCTTGAAATGTTGGTTCCAGAAGAATGGGAAGATTTCTCAGTCACTCAGCAACATCAATATACCTGGTGCTACTTCAATGATGGTAGCTATCGCAATGAGTCCGGTCTGCTATATGAAGGTGTGAAGCTTCAATCGAGTGTGTCTGCCAAACAGATATTAAAGAATGTCTTTGATATCGATAGCGCGAGAGGTGAAAAGATTGCTAGGAAGATCAAGTTGATTATGGACAATAATCAGGATTGGGAATACAAAATAAAGAAGGTTAAAGGTAAGACAATACGTGCATATTTTAGAAAAAATATACAAACAGAAGTGATGTAACTTCGGTGAAAGTGATGTAACCTTTTGGGTGAAAAAATGGTCAAAAATCGTGCTTCGGTTACATCAGGTTACATCATTGATGTAACCGCAAGAAAAACCAGTTATATCAATGGTTTAAGTGCTATTTTTGATTAAATTTTAAAAAAAGTGATGTAACCCTCCTAAAGCCTTGATACTACTGATGTTTTAGGGTGTCTATTAGTAAGGTTACATCATTTATATAAAATATTTAATAAGTAAAAATAGCAAGTGCTATAAACGTTTATATAACAGCATTCTTGTTTTTTATAAAATATGTTTTTCAAAAAGTGATGTAACCTGTAACCTTAGAAAAAATATTCATTAAACAAACATATTTTTTAATAAATTAAGGAGAAGAAATGTCATATACAGTAACACTATATTTTGACAATATGGTAGATAAAACTCACTTCTTTAAGAAAGTTGGAGATGCTACTAAATGCAAGGCTCAACTTGAGAGCAAGTATCGAGGGGAACGAATGTATAAAGTAAAGATGGAGGAGATGGAGTAATGAGTTATGATTTGGAAATCTTAGCGAAAATAGAGAGTGGAGATTATATTTGTATTGCTGAACCTAGATATAGTTCTCCGACCTACAATCTCGGTAAGATGTTTAGAATTGCTATGGATTGGGATTTTGACCAAGACACTACATACAACATTGCTGACATTTTAGATAATATCCAGCGCGGTATATCTGAATTAGAGCGGTACCCTGAAAAGTATGTGCAGTATGAACCTGAAAATAGATGGGGAACAGTCAGCGGTGCCTTAGAAGTTTTAAAGTCACTGAAAGAATGTATTTTAGAACAAGATATTGATATGAAATATTTATATATGAGGTGGTAATATGGAACGACCTGAACGACACCCATCTAAATACTTCATTCCTGAACTGATTGAAAATGAAGATATTATCTTCAACAAAGATAGCAATTATCACAAGCAGAAGAAAAAAGAAAAGAAAAATCCCATTTTTAAAATAAATAAGTCCAAAAATAGATGGGCGCTTTGAGGAGGTGGAATAAATGACAAAATTTGTTAAAATACAATCTTGTTATAGAGGACATACTGAAGATGAGCTTATCAACATAGATGATATTAGTCGCATCTGTCTAGGCCCTAATATCTTGTTTTTAAGAACACCTTACAATTTAGGAGAACATCATATTTCTATCACTCAAAATTCAGTAGATAAACTTTTGAAAGTATTGGATATTATTGGGGAGGTGGAGTGATGATTATCAAGAATTATAAATATGATTATTCAAGTGGCAGAATCTGCTACACAATTGATGTAGATGGCTATGAATCAGCCATTGAACATACAAAGACAGAATATGGAAGTGTACAAAGAGATGATATTGACGATTTCTTGGGTACGGTCGAGGAATACGACTTTCAAGAAGCTGAGATGATTGAAGCATTCGTTGATTTTCAAAATGATTTGCTTTTGTATGGAATTGGTTTTGAATTGAGAAATGAGGTGCAGTGATGGAAGATGTGCAAAATATTTTAGAGACACAATTGATTTTAGGCAAGCAAGTTTTAGAGATTGTATTGGATTTGCTAAAAGACGATTCAAAAACAGGGGCAGTTCTACCTTTAAACATAAATGACCGTGAATTTACAATTACTGTAGAAAAGGAGGTAACAGATTGAAAAGATTTATCGCAATATGGGTTCTGCTATCTGCTGGGGTGAATATCTGGCAGATGGATAGGATTCGAGATTTAGAGGAAAAGAAGCCGATGCTTGTCTATAAGGCTGATAATCAAGGCGCAGAAATATTCGGTAAAGTCGTCGAGAAAGGGCGACACGGCAAGTTATACACGCTTACCATTCGTGACTATGGCATTTTCGTAGTTACGAAGGACGTGTACGATAAAGTGAAAGTTTGGGATGAGGTGAGGTTGTGAAACCTAAAAAATATCCATATTCAGGAAGGCTGAAACTGATTAGACAGGCATTGCCAAGGTTCGTCTTGCTAGGGAATGCCGCCTTTAACAGCAATTTGGTAAAATACATTGATACAATAAAACAAGTGGCACCAAATCAAACGATCGTCTATTTTAAAATCCCTAAATTCCTTTCGCACGAGGAGAAGTATGTACGGGTACCTCTCAAAATCGGTGAGGTCGTCAAGATTTTAAACCGATGATAAACAAAAAAGCCAAGGCGCTCTCTGCCTCAGCTATAATCTCAATAATATTATTATACCACAAAAGGAGATAGAGAGTGAACAAGGCTAAAGAGTTACTTGATGAACTACAGAATTTGGATGAAGAGATACAGAATCGAATAGACGAACTTGCTAATCTTGAAGCTAGTTTACTTTCTAGTCCTAAAATGAACATGGATAAGATTCAAGGTGGTCAGAAGGTTCGATTAGATGAACGTTACATCGATATTTTTAGCATGCAAGATTCCTTGAAAGAGTACATGAAGCAAGCAACTGCTGAAGCTATCCAGCGAAGAATTGAGCTCAGTAAATTGATTGATAAAATACCTAAGCCTGCAAGTCGAACAATTTTAAGGATGGTGTATATTCAGAAAGCAAGCGTGTATGATATGATTGAATTTTTACAATGCAGCAAGACTACTTTCTACAAAAAGAAGAAAGATGCAATCCGTGAATTGGGTGTTGTAGTTGATAAAAGCGAACTAATGCGAACTAATGTGAACTAGGTTGAAGCGCACTGGTCTAACAATCGTGCTATTATAGTATCATCAAGAATTAAGGGTAAGGCAGTAAGCCTTCCCTAACATGGAGAGTTGGCAGAGTCCGGTTGAATGCGCCCGTTTGCTAGACGGGTGGTCGCCTATGTGCGTTCCGTGGGTTCGAATCCCACACTCTCCTTTGAGTGTTTGTGTCCCAGAATGAGTTAAATCTTCTGGGTGGGGATTCATATATCACTCATTAACTTACAAATGGTTGCGGAGCGACTGGACCTCGCATGATTGCGTAGCTACTTATATCCTAGGTAAGTTATAAGCTAGAGGGTTTGATTCCCTCAGAGGTTTTAAATGACTACAAAAAATAAAAAAAAGGAAAACTTTCAAATTGATTTCTAATTAACACAAAAGGTAGTAGTCGCCTTGCATTAAGTCACTCATCGAGTGGCTTTTTTAATTATTAAAAAGGTGGTGATGGAAAATTGAATGAAAGACAAAGACGATTCGCAGATGAGTACATCATCAGCGGGAATGCAACAGATGCAGCTATTAAGGCAGGGTATAGTGAAAAGACTGCTAGAAGTCAAGGACAAAGATTGTTGACAAAAGTTGACATTTCTGAATATATCAAAAAAAGAATGGATGAAATTCAGGACGAAAAAATCCTGACTCAAAAACAAATTCTTGTGATGTTGTCAGAGATTGCATCAGGTCAGGCAAAAGAGACAATTGTGGTCACGACAAAAGTAGCTGAGTTGATGACTGATCCTGTGACTGGTAAGTCTGTAAAAGTATACAACGAAATCCCTCAACTTGTCGAATATCCAACAAAGAACAGCGATAGGAACAAAGCTTTGGAGTTACTAGGGAAACGACATCAAATGTGGACTGATAAAGTAGACATCAATGCTATAGTTACCGAGACTAAGAAGTTTGACGATATCGTTAGTCAGCTAGGCGGTGATGGACTTGACGAATAGCTTCCCTTTATCTCAAAAGTACATTGATTTTTGCAATAGCTTTAATAATGTTGATGCGGACTTTTTGGAAGGTACAACGGCAGCTGGAAAAACAACGGTTGGTGTTGGTGTCAAGTTTATGCGAGCAGTCAGCAGGAGCACGAAGAAGTTCCACATCATTGCAGCAAAGACAGTTGGTGTAGCTGAAAAGAATATCATTAATCAGGATAACGGAATTTTAGACATCCATAAAACAGCCGTCTACTGTGGTAATGGTGACAAAGATTCGAAGATTCCTCACATCAAGTTTGAGGGTAAAATCATTTATGTATTGGGGTATGACAACAAGGAAAAATGGAAGCTGGTTCTTGGTGGACAGTATGGATGTGTCTATATTGATGAGGTCAACACGGCTGACATTGAGTTTGTTCGTGAGTTGTCCACACGTAATGATTATTTGATGGCAACGCTCAATCCGGATAATCCTGATTTACCAGTCTACAAAGAGTTCATCAACAAGGCAAGACCGTACAAAAAATACGCAGGCGATGTGCCGGAAGAAATTATGCGAGACCTATCAGAACCAGCTAACCCTAAATGGCGTTACTGGTTTTTTACGTTTAATGACAACCTGTCACTGACACCAGAAGCCATCCAGAAGAAAAAGGATGCGGCACCAGTTGGGACTAAGCTCTACAAAAATAAAATCCTTGGCCTACGTGGACGAGCAACAGGAATTGTCTTCGTTAATTTTGATAGCAAAAAACACGTATTGAGTAAGTCTTTTGTAAAGAATACGGTCACGTTCCAACGGTTCACAGCTGGACTAGATACAGCTTACTCAGCAAGTAGTCCGGATACAATTGCAATGATTTTCCAAGGGATATCAGATGACGGGAAGTTATATACGCTGGATGAGGAAGTCTATAACAACGCTGAGCTTGATGTGCCGATTGCTCCATCTGATACTGTGGTCAAGTTTATCAATTTCCTAGAACGCAATCGTAGTGAATGGGGATTGGCGCGTGATGTCTTTGTTGATAGTGCGGACCAAGCAACAATTACAGAATTAAACAAATACAAGCGACAATACGGCTGTCTGTATATCTTTAACAATGCTTATAAGAAAACCAAGATTATTGACCGGATCAACTTTCAAATTGGTTGGTTAGCTCAAGGTTGTTACTATGTGTTAAGTCATTGTATGAATCATATCAAAGAGCTAAACACTTACTCATGGAAAGAAGGAAAAGATGAGCCGGAAGATGCAAATGATCACACAATCAATGCGAATCAGTATGCATGGTTGCCATACAGGAAGATAATCGGAAGAAAGGAAAACTAAAGTGGGAATAATGGACATGATCAGAAAGAGTATGAGAAGCTTTCTCAAACTGGAACAGGCACAGCCAAATGTCATCACAATTACAGAGGCAATGACGTTTGAAGATAATGCAGCAAAGAACCAAATTTGGTATCGCGGTGACTCATACGAACTGGACCAGCTCTACAAGCAATTACCACATAGCAACATCAACTTTTGGGGAGCGACAAGTACTCCTGGGCAAGAAATTAGAAAGATTCACACAGGAATCCCTGGTCTTATCGTTGATAGGTTGGTAGATATCACGCTGCACGATATGAATGATTTAGATTTTGCCGAGGAAATGCAAGGGACTTTGTGGGAAGAGATTGCTGAAGATAGCAACTTCCACGATCAACTGCAGGAGGCGATTAAAGATAGTCTTGTGATGGGTGATGGTGCTTTTCGTATTTCATTTGATCCGGAACTTACAGCATTGCCTATTGTTGAATGGGTTGGTGGAGATAGAATTGAAATCATCTACAACCGTGGAAGATTGAAAGAAGTTATTTTCCGCACACACTTCACAGAACGCAGACGGAACTATTTGCTCGAGGAAATCTACGGCTATGGCTCATTAACTTATAAGCTCTACAGAGGCGAAACTGAGCTAGATATGAGCGCAACAGAGTACACTGCTAACCTTGTCGATGTGGAGTTCGATAAATCCGTTATCTTGTGCTTGCCGTTTAAGATTTACACGTCACCTAAAGTAAAAGGCCGTGGTCAATCTATCTATGATCGTAAGACAGATGCTTTTGATAGCTTGGATGAGTCTTGGAGTCAGTGGATGGATGCTCTTCGTTCTGGACGATCACGAGAGTATATTCCTGAGAACTTACTTCCTAGAGATCCTTACACAGGAGAAATTATTAAGGGCAATCCTTTTGACCATCGCTTTATTAAGGTTGAGACAGCGATGGGCGAGGATGCAAAGAACACAATCACATTGCAACAAGCTAATATCCCACATGAAAGTTATTTGAGTACATACGTGACTGCGCTTGATTTAGCTTTACAAGGTATCATTAGCCCATCAACACTCGGTATTGATGTCAAGAAACTAGATAATGCCGAGGCACAACGTGAGAAAGAAAAGGCAACTCTCTATACTCGCAATGCTATTGTGACAGCTCTGCAAGATTACCTGCCAAAGTTAATCAGTATGGTTTTGAATGCTGATAGCGTGCTGAAGAAAAACCCACTACAGAAAGTCAAGGTCGACGTGCCGTTTGGCGAGTATGCTAATCCTAGTTTCGAATCACAGGTTGAGACAGTTTCTAAGGCCAAGACAGGCGGTATCATGTCGATTGAAGCGAGCGTTGAGGAATTGTACGGTGACTCAAAAGACCAGGACTGGAAAGACCATGAAGTGGCAAGAATCAAAGCGGAGCAAGGTGTGACAGAAGTCGACGTACCATCATTGAATGAAGCTGCTAACGATTTTGAGATAGAGAAGGAGGCTGAAGATGCTGAAGACAGTGACGATAGGACAGAGGATCTATCACATGAGTCAGAAGGAAGCGCAGGGACTTCTACAGATAGCGAGTGATAATGTAGAGTTTGGTATCTATGCTGTTGAGAAGAACAACAAGTTGGATATGCTCAACCTCAAAATGCCTAGTAAAACAGCTTTGAAACGACAATTGAGAAGTTTTAAGGCGCAAGGTTTTAAGGTGTACTGCAATGGCTTATGATGTATCTAAAGCATTTGAGCGAATCGAAAACGATCTGCTTGATTCTATGATTAGAAATCTCGGAAGGCATAAGGCAGAGGAAACTGCTGAAGGTTTTGAGTGGGAACAATGGCAGGTCGCTCAATTGAAAGAGCTTGAACGATTTAAGCGATCCAATGCCAAAAAATATAGCAAAGAGTTTGCCAATATCAATAGCAAGATTTCTACAGCTATCCAAGAAGCCTATAAGCAAGGCATGGATGATGAGGAAATGTCTATCCTGGAAGCTATCAAGAACGGTTTTGAATTTAACAGTGGAACAGATAATCTGGGGGCTTCATTTTTCGCTATCAATGAACGAAAGTTGAATGCGTTACTTAACTCGATCGAGCATGATATGAAGACGGCAGAGCATGCTGTATTGAGGTATACAGACGACCAGTACAGGCGCACAATATTTGATGCTCAGGTAGCAGCTAACACGGGAGCTAAGACATATGAGCAATCAGTGGATATGGCCACCAAAGATTTTCTAAGTCGGGGAATCACATGCATCCAATACAGTAACGGGGCCATGGTCAATATCGTATCGTACGCTGACATGGCCATTCGGACAGCAACCAAAAGAGCCTACCTAATGGGCGAGGGAGTCAAGCGCCAGGAGTGGGGGATTCACACTGTTATCTTAAACAAGCGATCGAATGCATGTCCTCTGTGCATGCCTTTTGAAGGTAAAGTATTGATTGATGATGTCTGGTCAGGAGGCAGTGCGGCTGATGGTCCATATCCATTGTTAAGTTCTGCAATGGCAGCTGGTTTGTATCACCCTAACTGCAAAGATAAGCATACAACTTATTTTCCTGGGGTCAGTAGCGAGCCAGAGAAAATATTTACAAATCAGGAATTGGACGACATCAAGGAAAGACAGTTACTGGACAACAAAGTTCAGCATGCTAAGCGACAGGAGAAACGCTTTAGCAGATTATCGCAGTTCAGTCTCGATAAAGACAATGTTCAGAAGTACACATTAAGGGCGGAAGAATGGTCTAAACTTAAGTCTAATGCAGAAGAAAATCTGAAATACTTTGAAGCGGAAAAAGGATACAAATTATACCAAGAGTTTTCACTCGAGAGTGATAGTGATTACAAGAAATTCATCAATCGTCAGAGATTGCCTAGAGATACTAGTGGCGTAGCTTCGAAGAAGATTTCTGCAGAAACACGACACATGTATATCGAGGCGACTCGAAAAAAATTCAAGGATGGTACAGAGCTTGGACAAGCCTTGTTTGCAAGATTAGCCGACCAGTCGGCGATTGCAACTATTGCAGAAACAGGAGTTGTGAGATATGAATCTGGAAAACTCTTCCTGAACATGTATAAGGACGTAGACGACCCTCGCGGACCTGGTACTGGTTATTTCCATGAATTTGGTCACCAAATAGATGAGAAGCTGGGTTGGGAATTCACAAAGGATAAAAAAATACTGCAACTTCTACGTAAAGACTTTATCAATTTATCTGACGATACTATTTTCGAAGCAATCCACAGCAACGATAAAGCTTCTTCGGCATCTGATATATTAGGAGCGTTGAGTGAAGGTAGAATACAAGGTAAGTATTCGCACTCGCTCGTTTACTGGGAGAAAAAAGGAAATATAGAGAGCGAGTTTTTTGCGCATGTCTTTGAGGCACAATTTGATAGTGAACGAAGAGAAATACTTGAAAAAACTTTTCCTGAGAGTTATAATTATGTTATAAATAAACTAAAGGAGAGGTAGTCATGCGGATTATCGAAAGCTATCTACGTGTAGCAGAAAAAGCAGATACATTCAGCGAAAACTTTGGATATCGTTTAGTAGCCCCGATTTTTCCTGTAGCGGCTATCTATGGACCACAAGAAGAGAGTGATATCTTTGAAGCAAAATTGGACAAATGTATCAAAGATCAATACGATTATTTTGCAGATGAGTACGGCTATGATTCAGATGAGAAAAAACGTAGACTGCAACGTGAGAAGCATGTATTTTACGATTGTTAATATCACAGAGCGCCGACAAGGTGCTTTTTTCGTACTCAGAAAGGATTGAAAAAATGAAATACAGAAAGAAACCAGTAGTCATTGAGGCGGTTCGGTTCGTAAATACGGAAGAATCAATTTTGAAATTGTCACAGTTAGGATTGGATCCAATTCGTGTAGATTATGCTGATTTGGATAATCCGGTTTTAAAGATAGAAACACTTGAAGGATTGATGATTGCAACAGAAGGTGACTACATCATCAAAGGCGTGCAAGGTGAATTTTATCCATGCAAGCCTGATATTTTTGCAGAAACATATGAAAAAACGGAGGAATGAAATGTTAGAAAAAGCAAAACAATTGGCATCACAAGAATTTTCGCGCTTGTCAGGTCGTGAAATCAAAGCAGAAGATTGCTTTGTAGTTTGGTTTAGCAAGTCCCTGCAAAATTGGAAAGCTCTTGTTAGTACGAGCGCAATTACATCAAGCGAACCTTGTGGAAATTATGCAGAAATCACGCATAACGGAGACAAGAATGAGACTTATGTGGATGTTTACGCCAAGGTTTCAAATCGTGCCATTAAAGATTAGGAGGTGATCTAACATCTTGACTTGCAGGAATAGACTGCTATACATCACTGTAAAATGCTATAAACCGTATGGAATCCCGTACGGTTTTTATATTGTCCAAGCATTGAAGACTAAAAAAGCTATGGAAATTACAGTCGGGGACGACTTTAAAAATAGGAGGTTCGCAATGAACGAAGAAACACAAACAGTCGAAACGGTTGAAGAACAAAAGGTACCTGCAGAACCTGCACAACAACCGCAAGACGAGAAGAAGTACACGGACGCAGACGTCGATGCTATCATTGATAAGAAATTTGCAAAGTGGAAATCAGAGCAAGAAGCCAAGGAAAACGAAGCTAAGAAACTCGCCAAGATGAACGCTGACGAGAAACAGAAATATCAGTTGGATCAGCGTGAGCAAGAACTAGCTGACCGTGAAAAGGCTATTGCTCGCAAGGAATTGACCGCAGAAGCTAAAGCAATGCTAAGTGAACGTGACTTACCTGTTGAGTTAGTAAATGTAGTTGATTTAACAAGCGCAGAGACGGTATCGCAGTCTGTCGCTGTGTTGCAGAAATCATGGGAACAAGCCGTGCAAAAAGGCGTACAAGAAAAGCTAAAAGGCGGAGCCCCAATGAAACAAGCGCCAGTCGATAGCGACGGTATCACTAAAGAAGAATTTGCTCGTATGGGTTATCAGAGTCGAAATGAACTCTATCAAAAGAACCCAGAACTCTATAAGAAATTGAAAGGTTAAAATAAATGACAGCAGGACAAACTAAATTAGCCACTATGGTTAACCCAGAAGTAATGGCGGACATGGTTTCCGCTAAACTACCTAAATTGATTAAATTCACTCCACTTGCTTATGTGGAAACAGCACTCCAAGGCCAACCGGGTAACACTCTAACAGTTCCAGCATGGGAGTATGCAGGAGATGCGACTGAGGTTGGAGAAGGTCAAGCTATTTCTCCAGACCAATTGACTACTAAAAAGACTACTATGACCATCAAAAAGGCTGCTAAAGGTTATGAAATCACCGATGAAGCCCTTTTGTCAGGTCTTGGTGATCCACTAGGACAAGCGACTTACCAGCTTGGTTTGGCTATTGCTAACAAGATTGATGATGATTTGGTCGCAGTAGCTAAAACTGCAACACAGCACGTTGCAGAAGCTCCAACAACAGGAGCAGCTCTTGATAAAGCACTTGCTATTTTTGACGATGAAGAAGATGCAAAATATGTAGCTCTTATCAATCCAGCAGATGCCATTGATTTGCGTGCTAACACTGTGAAAGAATGGATTTCAGGCACAGAAGTAGGAGCGAATACAGTTGTTTCTGGTACATTTGGAGAAACACGAGGTGTTCAAATCGTGCGTACTAAGAAAGTTGAAAAGGGTAAAGGCTTTATCGTCAAAGTGTCTCCTAGTCAAACTCAGACAGATGACGCCAATAAATACGGTGCATTTGTGATCATGCTAAAACGTGATGTGGCTATCGAAACAGACCGTGACATCCTTAAAAAGACAACAGTCATCACTGGTGATGAACACTACGGTGTCTACCTTTACGACCCTACACGAGTTGTAAAATTCGGTGAGTAAGAGGTGGTGATATGAGCTTATTGCTACGACGTCATTATATCCAGGAGGAGCAGGCTAGCCAGTATTCTGATTTAGAAAATAAGACTCTAGAAGAGTTGAAGAATCTAGCTAAAGAAGCTGGCATTGCTGGCGCCTATAAGTTATCAAAAGCAGAAATTGTAGAGGTGTTGGAGGATTTAAAAAGTGAAATTTAAAATCAAACAAGATTTCTATGATTGGAAATCAAATGTGAAACGACTGGCAGGAGAGGAACTTGAGATTACTGAGGAGCGCTATACCGAGTTGGCTAACAATTTTGCCAGCAATGGTGTCGCTATCTCAGATGTTCTTGAGGAAATCCTCCCTGAACCTGAGTTTTTAGAAGAGGATTGATATGTCTATAGAGTTGCTGAAGAAAATGACAGGCGAAGAAGATACTCAGCTTCTCATGTTGCTCCAAACGAGGGCTACAAATCTTATCTTATCAGAGACTAATCGCACATCTTTGACACCTGCTTTAAGTCTCTTAATACCTGAGGTTGCTATCGAGCTCCACAACCGCTCAGGAGCGGAAGGAGAGCATTCTAGAACCGAGGGTGGTATAGCAGTAGTCTACGGAGAAAACGGCCTGTCTACGGGTCTTCTACAGCGTATCCGCATGCACAGACTAGCAAGGGTGGCAGGTCATGTTTTTGAAGCAGAGTAGACTGAAACCTTATCCAATGCGACGGTTTGAAAAGACTGTCACAGAGGAAGGCGTCGCAAAAGAAGGGTATGCCAAGGAAGCTGAGACAGTCCGCCTCGAATTGTGGCCAGCTAGTAGTAAGTTACAATCTGAGCTGTATGGCGAGCGTGTCAACGACATTTTGAACGCAAATGCCAACAAGTCAGCTACTATCAAAGTGAAAGATGGTGTGTGTATCGATAGCCAGACGGAAGTGACTCATAGGGTTATTTCTAAGAAGGTATACACACATCATCAAGTTTTGGAGTTAGAGCGTGTCAGGGCTACGAGGGGCAGATAGGCTTATAGCTAAATGTAGACGATTGGCTAGTAAAAAAACTGGCGAGGATATCGTCTTACGTGCGGTACACAATGCTACTAAAAAGGTTGTCCAAGCTGATGCTAAAAGACTTGCACCAGGTAACAATGGAGAACTTAGAAATAGTATCAAGACTAGGGTTAAAATGGACGGAGATAAGGCTATAGGCGAGGTTTACACAAATCTACACTATGCTCCTTACGTTGAGTTTGGTACAGGGCCAAAAGGACAAGCAAGCCATTCTGGTATCTCTCCAGAAGTCAGCGTGACTTACAAGTCTAATCCTTGGTATGTGCATGAAGACCAAATCAATGTAGGACCTTACCACTTTCAAAAAATCGGGGAGTTCTACAAGATGTATGGTCAACCTGCCCAGCCTTATCTTTATCCAGCTTTGAGAGACAATCAAGAGCGTGTGTCTAAGAATATTTCGAATTATGTGAGTAGAAAGATAAGAGAACAAATAAAATGATCAATATCAAGCCTGTTATTTACAAAGAATTGCAAAAGGTCGCAGATAATGTGACTGATACTTATCCTAGCGATTGGGAGACTTTCCCAGTCGTTATTTTTTTAGAAGAACAAAACAAGCCGGGAGAATGGTTTGATGACCAGGAACAAAAATCATCTATCCGCTATAAGGTGGATATCTTTGATGATACCAGCACTAGTGAGTTAGCTGTTAAAATCAATCAGATTTTTGAGTCTTTAGGTTTGCGAAGAACCGACTGCCAAGACGTGCCAGACCCATCTCATTTGAGACATAAGGTCATGCGTTTTGAAGGTGTCGTTGATTTAGACTCAGAGCTTGTTTTTCAATTTAGAATGGAGAATTAAACATGTTAGCAAATGGAATTACGTTAGCTTATGGTACAGCTAAAGGAACTTATACTAAACTTGCTGGGTTGAAAGAAGTACCAGAGTTTGGTATTGAGCCTGAAAAAGTAGAGAACACTACTCTTGAAGATAAAGTTAAGAAGTATGAGTTCGGTATCGGTGATGCAGGGGAATTGGAATACAAATTCTCTTACAAGAACGATAGCGCAACCGCACCTTATCGTATTTTGCGTAACGCGGCAGACAACAAGACAAAACTTTTCTTTGAGCAAACTTACCCAGATAACACTAAGGTGCATTTTGAAGGTCAAGTATCTGTTAAGCTTGGCGGTGGCGGTGTCAATGCCGTTATCGAGTTTACCCTTAAAATTGCGTTGCAATCAGAGTTGGAATTTGTAGACGGTATTGGAGGTTAATTACATGGCACTACCTTACTCAATTTGGAAGATTAGTGATGAGAAAGAGTTGAAACTACGACTTTCATCTCATCAAGCAGCAAAAGTTGAAGAAAAAATCGGCATGAACTTACTGAAAATTTTTATGCCTGAGGCTGGCGAAGAGTTTCCTTTGCCTCCTTTGAAAGTTGTATTGCTCTTGATTCACGGAGCATTGCAAAAGTATGAGAATGGGTATTCTCTTGAGGATGTCTACGATCTGTACGATGAATACGTGGACAACGGTGGAGATCAAACAACCTTCATGACAGAGGTTTTGATGCCACTCTTTGAAGTATCGGGTTTTACTCCACGAGGAAGCAAGAACAAGAAAACTTCCAAGAAGAAAATGACAGTAGTCGAGTAATCTTAACAGTAACGCAGATTATTGAGAGGCTTTATCCCATGTTTTTGGACATTGGGGGTAAGCCTCTTGATTTTTGGGATTTAACGGTACTTGAAATCAGGGAAATGATTGAAAGCTACAACCGTGTCAAAATCCAAGAGCGTAAAGAAAAGATTATTGACTCTTATAGACTTTCGCAGATGATATCCAACCACGTTTCTTTATTGTTATCCAAAGATGCCAAGGTCTTTGAGTTCTGGGAGTATGCGCCTGAATTGTTTGTAGAAGAACAGCAAGCGGTAGAACAAGAACGACAAAGACAAGCGTTTTTGTTGCATAAGGAACAGATGCGTGAATTTGCAGAAAGACATAATCGAAAAAGGAAGGAGGAAATGAATGGCAACTCTTGATGAATTGAAAGTCATGATTGACGCTGAGATAGCGCCTTTCAGGAAGAAGATGAAAGAAGTCGAGAATCAGGTCAAAGGGACATCTGACCAAGTGAAAAATGCCACTGCCAAAGTTCGTGAACAGTCGAGCTCAATCGGTAGCGCATTTGGCAAGCTAGCTAAGTTCGCTGGTTTTGCAATTCTTGGTAAGAAAATGCTTGATGTTGGGATGTATTCAACGCAGACAGCTCTTGAAGTAGCAGCGTCTATGAACCAAATCAAGCGACAGATGGGCGAGAGTTCGCAATCTTTCTTAAAATGGGTTAACGATAACGCCAACGCTATGAATATGGGTGTGGGTGAAGCTACTAACTATGGTGCAGTCTACTCAAACCTATTTTCTGGGTTTATCAAAGACACCAATAAGCTAAGCGCCTATACTGCTAAGATGTTGCAGACATCGGCAGTTGTTGCTGAAGGTTCAGGGCGCACGATTACAGACGTTATGGAGCGGATTCGCTCTGGTTTACTAGGGAACACCGAAGCAATTGAGGACCTAGGAATCAACGTTGGAGTTGCTATGATTGAGTCTACTGAAGCCTTTAAGAAGTTCGCAAACGGACAGAGCTGGCAACAATTGGACTACCAAACCCAGCAACAAATCCGCCTTATGGCAATTTTGGAACAGGCTACAGCCAAGTATGGAGATACCTTATCCAACTCAGTTAACGGCAGTATCAGCCTGTTTAAGTCGCTGATGAAAGATAGTGCATTGAACCTTGGTAATGCGATGTTACCAATTATCAATGCGATTATGCCTGTCTTGAACTCTTTTGCCATGGTATTGAAGAACGTTACGGCCAAACTTGCTGAATTTATCGCTTTGATGTTCAACAAGAAAGCAACAGTGAAAGACGGTGTTGGTGGAGCGGTCGGAGACATGGGTAACGCCATGAAGGATGCTGCAGGAGGTGCAGGAGACCTTGCTGACGCAGTGGACGACGCTGGAGACTCAGCTGGAGGACTTGCTGATAATCTTGGAGACTCAGCCAAAAACGCTAAGAAAGCCGCTAAAGAATTGCTTGGTCTATTGGGATTTGATGAGATTAACATCTTGCAAAAACCAAAAGACGACGATGCAGGCGGTTCTGGAGGCGGAGGCGGTGGCAAAGGTGGTAAAGGAAAGGGAGGCGGTGGCGGACCTTTCAAAGACATCTTACCAGAAGTCGAGCTGACTGATATGGACAATCAGTTCAAGAGCATTTTCGACGGCCTCGGAAATAAGCTAAAAGGGTTGTTTGACCTTTTCAAAAAAGGTTTTGATGCAGCGTTTAGACCAGAAGGTATAGAACGTATCAAGATTGCCTTAGACCAAATAGCTAAGACACTGGGAGAAATAGCCACTGACCCAAGGGTTGTGAATGCCTTTAACCGAATGGCTGAGAAAATCGCTTATGCTTTAGGGCAAGTAACGGGCTCAATAGCCACTATCGGTTTGGGTATCGGTGTTTTCCTTGCTGAAAGTATTGCAAATGGTCTTGGAAGACAAAAGGAACGCATTATCAGGGCGCTAGTCGCTTTGTTTGATAATATTGGTAACATTGCAGAAGCTGTAGGAAACATCGCTCAGGCCTTTTCTAGTGCTTTCTACGACGTCATTACTTCAACTGGTGCGGTTCGTATCGGTAGTGCTATCGTGTCAACTTTGTTGAGTTTGACATCTACCATTGTTGAAGTCGGTAGCAAATTAGCAGGAAGTCTGTTTAAAGGCTTTGAAAAAGTCGTTGTGACAAGCGCTCCTAAAATTTCATCGATATTCCAAAGTTTATTAGATACTGTTGCGCCTGTATTTGAGAGTATTGAAAGGTCTGTAAACAAATTTGGCGATGGCTTAAGTCGTGTTTATGATGAACATGTAGCCCCTGCTATTGACTCTATTGCTAATGCTTTTAACGGACTGATCGATATCATACAAATCCTCTGGGAGAATTCTTGGCAACCTTTTGCTGAGTTTTTATCAGGAGTATTCGGTGTTAGTATTGAAGGAATTTCAGATTTATTGGGAGGTGGCCTTTTAGCCACTTTGGGACTATTGGCGGATGCTATTAAGTTAGTGGCAGATGGTTTCACCGTTTTTTCTGACTGGTGTAAAGAAAACAAAGAACCTATCTTGGCTTTGATAACAGCTTGGCAAACGATTAATTTCTTATCATGGGCTGAACAAGCCGGGGGACTTGCAGGAGCATTCGGCTTGTTAGGCAGTAAGGTCTCTTTGATTGTTGAAGGGATTAAGAATCTAGGTCTTGCTATTAAAGCATTGACACTTGATAAGTTGGTTAGTTTTGCTGAAACAATCTATCTAAACACCTTATATGCGAAAGATTTTGTGGTAAATTCTGGTAAATTGATTGCCGAGTTAGGAAAAACCGCTTTAGAACTTGGTAAATCCGCAGTAGCATGGACTGCTCATGCAGCGAAAATGGGATTAGCAACCGCAGCGGAATATGCTCACTCTGTTGCAGCAGGAGTCGCTACAGCTGCAACATGGGCTTTTAATGCAGCGTTAGCTGTTTTGACAAGTCCAATAACATGGGTTATTGCTGCTATTGCAGCCTTAATTGCTATAGGTGTCTTGCTCTACCAAAACTGGGACACTGTTGTCGAGTTTGCTAAAACAGCATGGCAAGGACTATGTGATTTTATCAGTGGTATCTGTCAAGCGATTGGCGATTTTTTCAGCGGTCTATGGACGAAACTACAAGAAATCTTTGAGCCAATAGGTCAATGGTTTGGCGAGAAGTTCCAGCAAGCATGGGACGCTATTGTTAATATCTTCTCTGGTATCGGAGAGTGGTTCTCTGGTGTATTCCAAGGTGCATGGGACGCTATCGTTAATATCTTCACACCACTCGGCTCATGGTTCGGAGAACGTTGGGCGGATGTGACTAGTGCTTTGGCCAATATTGGTGCATGGTTTACGGATATGTTCCAAAAAGCATGGACTGGTCTAACCAATATCTTTAGCAAACTAGGTTCTTGGTTTGGTGAAAGATGGAACGATGTTATAAGTGCGCTTTCCAGTGTTTCAAACTGGTTTGGTGAGATGTTCACTAACGCATACAACGCAGTAAAAGATGCTTTCAGCTCTATCGGAGACTTCTTTAGTGGAGTTTGGGATACTGTTAAAAGTATCTTCGTTAATGCTGGTCAGATGGTCGGTGAGGCAGTAGGTGGAGCGTTTAAGAGTGCAGTCAATGCGGTTCTTGGAACGATTGAAAATGTAGTCAATGGCTTCATCGGAATGATTAATGGAGTTTTAGGCGTTGTCAGAAACTTACCTGGTCTAGGATGGGTTGGTAGTGTAAGCACAGTTAGCCTCCCTCGTCTTGCCCGTGGTGGTATCGTTGATAGTCCAACTATTGCCATGATTGGTGAAGCAGGTAAAGAGGCGGTCGTACCACTTGAAAATACAGGATTTATCCAAACACTTGGGCGAGTTGTTAGCAGTGCGGTAGTAAATGCCATGGCTGGTGTTGGTCCACAAGGTGGATTTTCTGGCGACGGCGACATCGTTATCCAAATAGCAGGCCATGAGTTCGGACGGGTGGCTATCCAAGAAATCAACAAGGAACATGAACGTGCAGGACAAGTATTGCTTAACATTTAAAGGGAGGTAAAATGGCACGCTTAATTATCAATGGGGTGGCTGTTAAGCCTCCTCAAAAATTTCAAGTCGGTATCCAAGACATCGACGGAGAAACGGGTCGAAATGCGAACGGAGACATGATGCGTGACCGTATCACGACCAAGCGAAAATTAGACTGCGAATGGGGAATGATGACTCAGGAAGAAATGAGTCAGCTTTTAAATGCCGTATCGCCTGAATTCGTTGAGGTATCGTATCCGGACCCGATTAAAGGGCAAACAACTAAAACGTTCTATGTCGGTGATAGGACGGCTCCGAGTTATTCATTTACTGAGAAGTTCAAGCCGTGGTCGGGCGCAAAATTTAATCTGGTAGAAAGGTAGGTAGAACATGGATATATTCAGACGACAAAAATTCAATGAAGCTATGTTTGCTAAAAACCGTACTCTTGCTATCAGAGTAGGGCAGTATCAGTCGAGTGATATCAAAGAAGCTAGCTTTGATTATGGCTATATCAAGGGTGATACTTATAAGCCTGGCGGAACATGCGCTGGTAGTGCTAAAATCGTCTTTACGAGCATCATCACTACTTTCAATAAATTAGATAAGATTTACCCTGAAATCGGCCTTTTGGTAGACGGAACCTACGAATGGGTCAAAATGGGTGAATACTTCATCAATGATATTGAAATTGACCGGAACCGTAAAACGACCAAGCTTGACCTTATGGACGGAATGTTCAAACTCAATCGTGAACATGTCACAGATTTGACTTATCCAGCAGAAATTAGGCACGTCATCAAAGAGATTTGTCTAAAAACAGGTGTAAAACTTGCAAACGAAAACATGGATATTACATCCATGAATTACCGAATCGAAAGCATCCCGAAAGAAAAGAAAATGACATTCAGAGATGTTTTGAGTCTAGCTACTCAAATGCTCGGGATGTCTTGTTTTTTCAATCGAGAAGGAAAACTTGAAATCAAGGAATTGACTGACTCAGGTATCACGATTACAGCAGATAGCTACTTTATGCACGGATTGACCAAAAGCGAAGTCGAGTATCAGATTGCAGGGATAACCTGCAAGAAAGATAAAGAGACGCTTACGGTAGGCATGCGCACTGGTCGCTCGTTAGAATTGGATAATTTGTTCATGTCTCAAGCGATTTTGGATAATCTCTATCACAAAATCAAGGATATTCGCTATTATCCGTTTAATTTGAATTACCAGGGGCACCTCTTGCTTAACGTGGGTGAATGGGTGACTATCAAGACCAACACTGACGAGACCTTCAAATCGCCAGTATTGAGCCAATCATTCACGTTCAAGGGAGGTCTGCGTGGTCGTATCAGTGCAGACAGTAAGGCTGGAAATGATGCGCAGTATTCGTATGCAGGAACCATCACGAAGAAGATTGTACAATTCAACGAATTTGAAAAACAAATTCAAAACCAAATCGAAGAAGCAGATAAAGGTTTTGACCAAAAGGTCGCAAAAATCAAAAAAGATTTTAGTGATCAAGTCGAACTGGCAAAAGCCAAGGCGGAAGAAGTCAAGCAAGAACTGTCTGAAACTATCAATCAGCGCTTCGACAGCTTTGACAATGGTCCATTAAAGGAAGCCAAGCGCAAGGCTGAGGAAGCCTTGAAAAGCGCTGGCGCAAGCAGTTTGCTAGCCCAGGAAGCCAAGCAGATTGGTCTGGACTCTGTTGCTAGACTTGAAGCGTTTAAGTCACAGGCTACGAGCGCTCAGACGGCTTTGTCGGGCGATTTGGACGTTCTGAAACGGACTATCGCAAACGATATTAGACCGAAGCAAGCACAGGATGAAGCTGAGATTGCAAAGCAGGTTGAAGCACTTATCCAGACAAAAAATGAATTGGCTAGTGTGAAGTCAGCGCAAGCTACCTATGAAGAGTCGACGACTCGTAGGCTGGCAGAGCTGACCAACGTGGCCAATGGTAAGGCTAGCAAGTCAGAACTCACACAGACAGCTGATGAGCTGGCTAGTCGGATAGCGAGTGTGAGGGTCGGTGGTAGAAACTATTATCGAGATTCTGAGAAGATTCGAACAAGTACGCGTTTCTTCTCGTTTCCTTTACATCCATATCTTACCCAAGAAAATGTCGGGGAGACTTGGACTCTCTCGTTTGATTTAAAAATCAATGAAGGGGGCGAGATTCGTCCTCTACATTTTTATCACTATCAAACAAATCGCTTCGGTCTGAAAGCTAGTGCTGACATCACTCCAAGCAAGGACTGGCAACGGTTCACGTTCACGGGGCCAGTTATCTTTCCGAACGATGACTCCCGCTATGCAAGAGGCGAGATGGCCTTGTATGACTATGGTGGAAACAATAACTATTCCGTTCGTAGAATTAAACTTGAGAAAGGCAATGTCGCGACAGATTGGAGCCCAGCAATCGAAGACACTGATGGTAAGATTTCAGCTGTTGAGTCTAACTTTAGGCAACGCGCTGATGCACTAGATGCTGGTGTAAGAAGTCTGACTGAAGGCCTCAGAACCAAAGCGGATATCAGCTCACTCAACGTAACTGCTGAGAACATCAGGCAGACCGTGAAGAGGCTTGAAACAGACACACAGAACAAGCTAGATCAGAAGTTAAACCTGGCTGAATTTGAGGTGCAGGCTGGCTCTATCCGTCAGGAAATCTTGAACGCAACCAAGGACAAGGCAGATAAGACTTTAGTTGTTGCCGAAGCTGGGAAATTGCGAGAGGAATTTTCGAAAATACAGGTTGGTGGCCGAAATCACTATCGAGATTCTGAGAAGGTTCGAACAAGTACGCGTTTCTTCCCGTTTCCTTTACATCCATATCTTACCCAAGAAAATGTCGGGGAGACTTGGACTTTATCTTTTGATTTAAAAATCAACGAAGGTGGCGAGATTCGTCCTCTACTTTTCTATCACTATCAAAATAATCGCTTCGGTCTGAAAGCTAGTGCAAATATTATTCCAAGCAAGGAATGGCAACGGTTCACGTTCACGGGGCCAGTTATCTTTCCGAACGATGACCCTCGTTATTCGAGGGGAGAGATGGCCTTGTATGACTATGGTGGAAACAATAACTATTCCGTTCGTAGGATTAAGTTTGAGAAAGGAACTCTAGCTACTGACTGGAGCCCTGCACCCGAAGACACTGATGATCTTATCACTGAAGCTAAAGCTGCTTTTGAGCGGACAGCTCAGGGATTGCGAACTGACTTATCAGCTATTCAGGAATATGTCAATAAAGACGGCCAGCGACAGGAAGCCTTGCAGCGTTACACTAGAGAAGAGAGTGCACGACAAGCGACAGCAGTACGTGAGTTGGTTAATCGTGATTTTGTCGGAAAGGCAAGTTATCAGGAAGACGTACGAGGCATTGAACGCAAGTTTGAAGCGATTACCAACCCACAAAATGGATCGATTGCCACTCAAATTGCTAACTACAAAACAGCAGTAGATGGCAGATTTGCAGACATCACTTCATTGATTGCTGGTAAGGCTAATCAGACGGACTTCCAGCGTGTGAAGGAAACTAGCCAACTCTATGAGCGTATCATTGGTAGCAATGAAAATGACATCTCTAACAAGGTCGCACGTATGGCCATGACCAATCAGCTATTCCAGGTTGAAGTTGGGAAGGCCTTTGCGGAACATCAGAATTTATTCTTAACCTCAACGCTCACTAAAGGATTTTTAGGGAATAATGGAATCATTAGCGTAGCGAATGCTACACAAAAGGAGGTTACATCCGATTTCATTTCAGTAGATCCAAATGAAAAAATTATCTTCCAGCACTGGGTAACTCTGCCCGAGAATGGAATGGCTTGGACCGCTTGGCAATTTTTCGATAAAAACAAAAATCCTATTGATAACCGCAAACCAGGATTAAATGCTTATAAAACAACTGTAGGCAAACAACACAACATCAATCAAATCACTATACCAGCGAATGCTTATTTCGTCAGATTCTCAGCTCGTATGTACGATGATGGTTTGATAAAAGTAGAAAAGGGCTCAGCTCCATCTGATTACTCAGTAGCACCAAATGATGCTCTTGAAGCTGTGAAAACCGTTCAAAGACAGTTGGATGGCTCATGGTCTGTTCAGAACATCAACAGTGCAGGAGATATCATTTCTGGCATCAACCTGGGCGCTAACGGTCATAATCGATTTGATGGGAAACTAACTCACATCACGGGTGAAACCTTGATTGATAAAGCAGTTATCAAGTCTGCTATGATTGATAAGCTGAAGACGGCCAATTTTGAAGCTGGTTCCGTCACGACTACGATATTAGACGCTGAAGCTGTTACTGCGGAAAAAATAAAAGTTGACCAGGCTTTCTTTAATAAATTTGTCGCAAACGAAGCTTACTTGAAACAACTATTTGCCAAGCAAGCCTTTATCAACCGCGTTCAGAGTGTCGCGATTGATGCAAGTCAGGTTAGCTCAGGTGTTTTAAGTGGTGATAGGATTTACGGTGGAACGATTAGAGGTTCTAATATTTATGGAGGAACCTTAACAGGGCACACCCAAATTCAACTAGGCTCTTACGGTTCATTTGATACTGTAAATGGTGGCCTACAGATTAATGTTCCACGAAACTATAATGCAAAAGATGGATTGGGTGTCCAGTTCATTGGCTCTTATGGTCGTGGCGAGAATGTCCCTTACGGTCTTTTTGTCTATAAAGATTCTGATTTTACAAGAGGAAATACCGCAACTCCAACAACTGAATTTCTTTTAACAGTTGAAGGTTATATTAAAGCGAATGGAATTGGTTGGATGAGGACTGGGAAAGGGAGTATCAACGGTGGAACAACAGCTACTATTGGTTTTTGGAATTCAAACAATGTCTCTCTTGATTTTGGTGGCTCAGGAAATGATATTTATTATAGTTATAACGGTACAGCGTACAGTTTGTGGACTATAGTCAATAAGCATTTCTCAGATAGACGTCTGAAAGAGAATATTGTGGATTGCAAGCACAAGGCTCTTGACTATATCCATCAATTCCAATTCAAGGAATACGATTGGAAGAAACAAGAGGATAGACAGAAACAAGCACACACGAAGATTGGGTTGATTGCCCAAGAGGTCCAAGTAGTAGATCCTACGCTCGTCTATGAGAACGGAGACACGTTGAATCTGGACAATCTCAGACTAACAAACATCGCACTTAAAGCTATTCAGGAGCTTGCTCTTGAAAATAGAAAACTAACACACAGATTGGAGAAATTAGAAAATGAATACAGAACAGCTTAACCGCGCACTTCGGATGACAATCAATGACTTATCCGATACATCAAACGGTACAATGATTGCAAATAATATCTTGAGCATTCAGCTGGAAGAACAATTGGCTGAAAATCAAAGACTTCAAGCACGAGTGGATGAGCTGGAAGCTCTGCTTGATGAAGAAACTAAACCAGCAGACAAAGGAGAATAGACATGGCAATCAATGGTTATAACTTATCAACAAAACCATACTTAAGAATTTCTGGTTCTAATGTTGAGACCGTGGTAGAAATTCAATTATCAGAAGGAAATCGCTACAGCACTAACTCACGATCATTCCCTGGAGATCGTACAAATGAACCAGAAGATGTTTTGATTCAAGATGTGCTGGATATCCTAAAAGCCGAGCTAGATCCAGGAAGCGCCATCGTAAAAACACAGGCGCAGCTTGAACAGGCTAACCAGAAGATTGCGCAAAACGAGAGTGAACAGAACAAGCTTGTAGCTCTTGCAAATAAAATCGATAAAGTAGTGCGTGTCATGGCTCAAGATTCCATCATGGGCGAGAAAGTTTCTTACGGTACGACGTACAAAGAAATGGTCGAACTCTTCCCTCTTGCTGAAGTTGGTAAAGTTTATGAACCTGGTGCAATTTTTGTGGTGGAAGACCCAAATCACGTTGAAATCAATGGAGAAGGTAAACGCATTCTGATTCAAACCAATCAGTCATTCACCTATCAAGGAGAAACACTTACTCAACTTGAAGGGGCACCATCTCAAAATGGTTTACTTGCCGTCTGGAAATGGGATGGAACAAAAAACGACAAACAGACTCAAACATCTAATGAGTTAGAGACAAAACCTGTTCAGTAAAGGAGAATATATGAAAATCGAATTGTTTAACTTTTTTAGAAGTCTAATCCAAACAGAAGATGGCTTGGTATTGTATGCACTAGGCTTAATTGTGATTCTAGAAATCGTAGATTTTGCATCAGGGACGTTCGCAGCAATTGCAAATCCAGAAATTGAATACAAGAGTAAGATTGGCATTAACGGCCTGATTCGAAAGATTCTAGGGGTCCTCTTGTTGATGGTATTGATTCCGATGTCTGTCTTGCTACCTGAGAAGACAGGCTTCGCATTTCTATACTCAATTTACCTCGGATATTTGCTTTTTACATTCCAGTCACTCATCGAAAATTACCGTAAGTTAAAAGGTAACGTGACCATCTTCCAACCTATCATCAAGGCATTTGAGCGCTTATCTGGTGACAAAAACGACAAGAACGAAGGAGAACAATAATGGATATTGATACAAGTAGACTAAGAACTGATTTGCCACAGGTCGGAGAGCAACCCTATCGTCAGATTCACGCTCACTCGACTGGAAATTCACGATCTACCGCTCAAAATGAAGCAGATTATCACATGCGTAGACCAGCTGATTCTGGCTTCTTCTCTCACGTCGTTGGTAACGGTCGTGTGATGCAAACCTGGTACACCGACCGTGGTGCCTGGGACGTAGGTGGTGGCTGGAACGTAGAGGGTTACGGCCAAGTTGAGCTGATTGAAAGCCATGAAACTCAAGAAGAGTTTATGCGTGATTATAAACTCTATGTTGAGCTTTTGCGCAACCTTGCTGATGAAGCAGGGATTCCGAAAACGCTGGATTCTGACAGCCTAGCAGGCATTAAGACACATCAGTATTGTACATACAACCAGCCACGAAATGTAAGCGATCATGTGGATCCATATCCTTACTTAGCTAAATGGGGCATCAGCCGTGAGCAGTTTAAAAAGGATATCGAAGGTGGATTATCTGAAGCAGGCTGGAAACGCAATGAAACTGGTTGGTGGTGGGAGGAGTCGGATGGTTCTTATCCTACAAACTCATGGAAGCAAATCAACAACGAATGGTTCTACTTTGATGATCGTGGTTATTGCCTAATCAACCGTTGGTTCAACGATGGTAAAGACTGGTTCTATCTTGATAAACGTGGCGCTATGGTCACAGGCTGGATGTTCCTTAACCATCGCTGGTATTTCTTCAAGTCAGACGGTCGTATGGCCACTGGATGGGTAAAATACCGAGAAACTTGGTACTTTATGGAAGAAAAGGATGGTTATATGCTATCTAAACAGTTCATCAAATCAGGAGACGGCTGGTATTATTTGAAGGCAAACGGTGAACTTCACACAGACCCAGCATTCAAAACCGAACCAGACGGGCTTATCACTATAGTTGATAAACCAAAAGAAGAAAAATAAAAACAGAAAGGACTTTCAAAATAGATTACACTAACCGCAGGCAATAGCTTGCGGTTTTTTTGTTTGCTCAAAATAGAAAAACAGTGATGGTACTCACTGTTTTTCTTGTAGTGTATGGGCGTAAGAAGTCATGCTGATAGCGTGTTTTAAACGCATGTTCATAATATCTGATACACCGTTTTTATACTTATCTACTGCCTGAATAGATACGCCACAGTTTTTGCTGATAGCATAGGCTGTGGCGTTGTCTAAAAGCCAGCGGATAGCTTTAATATCTACTGACATATATTACCTCATAAAATACCAAACTGCAAATAGGAGTAGAAGAAGTCCAATAATAAATTCAACTTTTTCACGCTTGGTGGTTTTTCTAATTTTTAGATTTACTTTCATTGTTTTTCTTGTTATAATTTAAGTACACCCCCGAAGGGGTGGATAGTGATTTCTCACTATCCAAATTCGATGTGCCATTCAAAGCTGATTATAAATAAGTTTATTTTGACTACTAGCTTATTTGTTTTTACTTTGAGTGGCTTCTTTTTGAACTTAAACATTTTGTTTTCCTTTCTACTAGTTTCCTTGTCTAAGGTTTCCTCCTTAACCTTATGTATCTATTATACAACTAAAGTTGTATAATGTCAATAGTTTTGATGAAGTTTTTTTAAATTTTCTTCAAAAAAATAGACCTTGTCCAGAGGTCGGGGAGTTGGAGGGGACATCCTCCAAGAGCGTTGATTTAATAAGATTCTATTTTACCTTTTTCATAATAATCTCCCTTAACTCCACCCAATCAGGTGGAGTTTTTTGCCTCTATTTCAGGCTTTTGGGGAGTTTTCTAAAAATCATTTTTCGATATTTTCGGATTTTGGTCGGGGAATTGGCGGGGATTTTTTAGCGAATATGACTAAGAAATAGGTCTGTTGTCGCTTTAGCAAGTTCAACCTCACTTTGGATTTAAGTGACTGTTAATTGAAGGACTAGAACTACTGTAATAATGCTCTTGGTTGTCAAGGAGTGAGCCATCATATTGTTGTACAGCGGTTAAAGATTGAGAAGTCGAGAATGTAAAACTTTGACAAATTGTGTGAACTGTGGGATAATAAAAGGGAATTGAGTACTAGTTCTATATCATAGGCTAGAAAAGACCCCAAGCTCACGACCAAATAAGCTTGAGGTCTTTTTTGACACTATTTGTCCTTGTT